ATTATTGGGTTTATAAATACAATGACACTCCTAACAGCGATAGCGTAGAGTATAATGATGAAGCTACTATGGTTGAAAATAATCTAGAAACTATGCGACGTGCTATTGAAGGTATAGATGAAGTAATCAATAACAAAGACAATGTGCCTGAATGGGTACAAGAAAAAATTGCTGTAACTAAATCAATGTTAGTTAGTGTTTGGACCTACATGCAATCAAAACAAAATAACAAAAAATGAATATATTAATTTTTTGCTTTAGTGGTTTTATATTAGCGGAACATAATTTCTTAGTAACTTGCATTTGTGTTCCTGTAACCAGAAAACTTAGGTTGTGCTAGAGTATCAAACAGTGTATAATTATCACAGTTGCCAAGGTTTTGGTAACTGCGCGTGATACGCATTATCATTTCTGCTTTAAAGGAATTATATGGCAGATGAAAATGGCGTACCAAGTACAGATGCAGTAAATGGTGCTGCAGGGTACGATATGAGTGCGCTTCAAAGTAAAATCGATCAAGCTAATAACTACTATTCAAAAGTTATGGGTGAGATTACAAAACTAAAGGATACAAAAATGGCAGAAATTATGACTCCAGGTATGATTATGGGTGCAGGCGGAAATAGCGATGGTGGAATGTTTGGCGGCAGTGGATTAATCGGTGGATTGATCTTGGGAAGTTTGTTACGCAACAACGGTAATTTGTTGGGCGGTGACGGTGCAGGTGCAGCTGCTGGTGCAGTGTTGCGCAGCCCTCCAGAACAAGTAACAGCTAATATGAGTTTAATGCAAGCTATTGGTGCAGTAGATAAATCGGTAGCAGTAAATGCTGCCTCTTTTGAAGCATCACAAGCTACACAAAGCTTGGGTTTAACAACTCAGTTTAACAACCAAACTGCTGCGTTATCATCACAGTTAATGGCTCTTAATAATGAAGTAATGGAAAACCGTTATGAGTTATCAAGAGATATTAGCAATGATGGCGAGAAAACTCGTGCATTGATTGTTGCACAATACGAAGCTACATTAAATCGTCAGTTAACAGATGCAAATGCAGAAATTGTTGCATTGCGTAACCGTGCAGCACTTGATTCAGCTACTAGTGGTATTACTCTTACAAATACCAACAACATCAATCAGATGCAACAACAATCACAGCAACAACAACAATACGCACATTTGGCAAACTTGATCTATGGGTTAGGTCAAAACATTACAAATGGTGCAATTAACGTTGGAAGTGGTACACTTACTGCTAACCCAGTTAACACAAATACTAGCATCCGTTAATATTTAATGTGTTTAATAAGCCCCGCAGCCACAAGTTGTGGGGCTTTTTTTATAAGGAATAAATATGGATCAACGACAAAGACAAAGACAAAGTATGCCTTTTGGTTGGCCTATGGCTCCATTTATACCTGCCATAATGCCTGCTCCTATAGTGCCTTTTTGTCCTCCTGTGTTAGATGATTGTGATTTAGTTATTAATAGTAACATTATAGGACCTCCTGGACCTCCTGGACCTCCTGGACCCCCTGGACCCCAAGGTGTACCAGGACCACAAGGCCCTGCAGGCAGTTTAGCAGATGTTCCTGTTACACTAATAGACGAAGCAACATACAGTCCAGATTTAACAGAATATTTTTTAGGTGTTATTTATGATGGAACGGTTACGATTACTTTACCTGCGGGTACAGTGGGCAAAGTTTATGTTATCAAAGACAGTGTCGGGGATGCTAACACGAATCCGATTACTGTGGTAACTACTGGCAGTAGTATTGATGGTCAACCAAATTACATATTAAACATAGATTGGGCAAGTATTGCACTAATATATAATGGTATAGAATGGAATGTAACATGAGCTATGATACGCCTTTATCAAGTACAACTAAACATGGAGTTGTAAAAATAGGTAGTGGATTAAGCGTTGTAGACGGCACTGTTAGTGCTTCCACAGGTTTATTAAACTATGGATTTTTTAGTAATGGTACACAAACTAATCCAGTTGCAAATGCTATTAATCTAGGCACTTTTAGTGTAACAGGCCCAACTAGTGGAGTAAGTATAGTAGGCGGCACTCAACTTACAGTAGTAAATCCAGGAGTTTACACAGCACTATTTACTACTACAATGGCTAAAACTAGCGGCGGTACTAGTTCTATGAGTATTTGGTTAAGATACAACGGAGTAGACATTCCAGGTTCTAGACAAGATTTAGAATTAATCAATACTTTATCAATAATATTTACCAGCGGCAATTTTACTTTAAATATGGCCGCTGGTAGTAATCTACAGTTTTGTTGGTCAAGCGCTGATACTACTGTTAATCTAAGTGCTTTACCTGCGGCAATTAATCCAACTAGACCTACAGGTAGCAGTTTAAAAGTTACATTAACAAGAATAAGTTAAAAAGGAAAAATTATGGCTTATCAATCCCCTATTACCTCGACCCTAAACTACGGCGTAGTTAAAGTTGGTGCAGGTATAGATGTTACAGATGGTGTAATATCAGTTTCAGAAGGTGTTATTAATACAGTATTGGTAGAAGATGCTGATACCCCTTATCTAGTTACGGCAACAGACTATTATATTGGTGTAATAGGTACAGTTGCAACAATTACTATTGACTTACCCGTAGGAGTAGACGGAAGAGAGTTAGTTATTAAATCGGAATTTGGCAATGTAAGTGACATACAAGTAACTCCACAAGGTGGAGAATTTGTTGACGGTAATGGAGCAGGTTATTTAATAACAGTAGTCCCAGACCTAAATCCTTCAATTACATTAGTATTCCGTAATGATACGTGGAACATAGTATAATAACATTTGTTAACGTATTGTAAATTAAGGAATTAAAATGGAAGAATTAAACAAAGCACTTAAATGTGCATTTGCTACTACCTATGCATTTTTAGTAAAAGCGGAAAACTTTCACTGGAATGTAACTGGCAGTGACTTTTTACAATATCACGAACTTTTTGGTAAAATATACGATGAAGTTGAAGATGAACTAGATGACTTTGCTGAAAAACTGCGAGCGCATAGTATTTACGTACCTGCTAGTTTTACACAGCTTAAAGATCACTCTACAATTACAGATACCTTAGAAGTATTACCAAAAAATGAAATGGTACGTACTTTATATATAGACAATATTAAAGTACACGAATGTTTGTTACTAGCTTATCAGCTTGCCGAAGCTAATAAATATCCAGGATTAGGTGCGTTTTTAAGTGAACGCATTGATGCACACCATAAACATGGTTGGATGCTTTTTTCAAGTATGCAACCAACATGAAAAAAGCCCCTACAGATTGCTCTGTAGGGGCTTTTTTTTATTTACGAAGTTTTAAAATATCATGTACAAGTAATGTGCGTTCGTTCATAATACGATCTCGATGCTGACGACTCCATGAAAAGCCTCCGTCACCACCCCACAAATCCCAAGCAACACGACCTTTACTAGGAAAACCTTCTTCACCACTGTTAAAACCAGTGGCTTGTTTATCTACTTCGTGGCGACTAAAAAATGAAAACATTCTAAGAACTGTAGACTCTGACAGTGGATCTCGGTCTTTGAGTTGATTTGCTCGTGCAAGCCCAACAAGCGTACCGCCAGGTTTGCCTTCTTCTTTCCATTTTAGTGCACGTTTGGCTGCACTAGCCATACCTTCTGTAGGTTTATACATTTCTGCCATAGTTAGTCTCGATAAGCTAAAATAATTTGTTTACACATTTTAGATCTAACAATATCGTCATCCATAAATCTAACGACTTCAATGTCTGGGATACAGTCTAGCCTGTGAATTGCATCTGATAGTCCTGAATCAGGAATATCGCTTTGATCTACATCTCCTGATATAATCATTTTACAGTTTTTACCAATGCGTGATAAAAGCATTTTCATTTCTTCTTTAGTAGCATTTTGTGCTTCATCTAAAAGAACGATGCAATTATCAAATGTTGCACCTCGCATAAAGCCCAGTGGTTTAGGCTCAATTGTTTTTGCTTTTAACGCGTACTCGTAAAATCCTTTTCCAAGGCTACGAGCAAATACATTGTCAAAAGGTTCTAGATAAGGAGCATACTTCTCCTCTAGTGTACCTGGTAAAAATCCTAGCCCACGTCCTGTTTCTACGTTAGGTCTAGTCAGAATTATTTTCTGAATACGTCTATGAAAGAGTTCTCCCGCAGCATACGTTGCTGCTACATACGTTTTACCTGTTCCAGCACTTCCTACACCAAATACTATTTGATTAGATTGAATTGCTCTTAGATACTCTGCCTGTATAAAGTTTAAAGGTTTTACATCAGTAAATCCATACTCTACTGGGTTACGTTCCAATTGAA